TAATTTTTTACAATAATCATTATAACTACTAACATATTCACAATATTTGCCTGTGGTAATTTGTTCTATATTAATGCTAAATTTAAAGGTTAATTCGATTGCAACTACTACTTTTTCAAAATATTGTTTAGTCGGATTTTCGCCTTTTTTTTCTTTTGGTTGTTCCTTTATCTTCTCCTCTAATGTCAATAAATCAGCTTTTAAATACCCTCTAAATTGTATAACAAACTTTTCAAAGTTTTCTTTAGTTGGTAGCATTATTGGATAACCAAATTCACTTAAACTTAAAGCTAATTCATCAGTATAATTTAATCGTAATTGCTTTATGATTATTTCAGCTAAATTTATACGTCCTTCTAAATATGCTATTTCTTTAGCGTCTTCAATTCTTATTTTTGTATCTAAATCAGCAATAGCGTCAATGTATAATTCATTGATTGTTTGCCATGCTTCGTTTAATTCTTCGGTTGTTGGTGTGCCTTCAATAATTAATTTTGATAAGTCATTATTTACAACTATATCAATATAATCTTTAAAAGGTAGTGTTAAATCTTGATATAATTTCGACAATATTACATTCTCTTTCTGTGGCACTTTCGAGCGTCGTAATACGAAGTTCAATGTCTTCTGTATCAAAGTATATGCAATAGTTTTTATTTTCATTCAATGCCCTTTCTTTTGCAAATTTACGCAAAGTATTTTGTTTATTTTTTAATAATTCTTGCTTTGCCTTACATTTTATACAACTAACAAAATCAAACTTCATTATTGATATTTTTTACTAATTTATTTTGAAATCCTCTATTCTCTATTAACTCGGTTCTACTTTCAGAATTTAAGCCGAATAATGTTTTAAACCCATCAAAAAACGTTTGTTTATCTCCACTTCCTGTTCCTGTTGAAAATATTGATATTTCATTTCGTGAAAGTTTAATTTGTAGATTTGATAAAAACGAACCAGTCCAACCGAAATTGTATAAATCGCCTGTGACTTTTGGCAAAATAGGCATTTCTTTTGTAGCTATTTCGTTTGTCAATGACTTATAAACTCCTGTATATTTTTTAGAATTAACGTGTTGTAAAAAATTGCCGTCTTTACCTTTACCGTCTTGCATTTGTTGTGCTTGTATATCTACAATATCACTTTCACTTTCATAAAATGTTTTTTCAACAACTTCATCAAAGTTTAATTTATCCCACTTTTTATATATGTCGTTAATTGTTGGCATTTATTAAGTTTAAAAATAAAGGGAGTTTTTACGCTCCCTTCATATTTTTTTATTCTTTTACTTCTTCTTTTGGTTCTATTACTTGTTTTTTTCGAGGATGTACCATGTAAAAAACGTCTTCTAAAATTTGCTCTCTTGTTTCTAAATGAGTTAATACTCTTTCAGTTTTTGACAACCAATCTTTTAGAGTTTTAGATGTTTTAATGCTTTCATACCCAAAACAAGCAATACCTTCAATTTTAATATCTTTCATAATTCTAAAATTAAGAACGTGAAGTAATTAAAGTAGCTTCTGAAATTTGTGGCATATTGTTTGCAATCAAATCAGATACTGAACCAAAGTTTACAATTATAACTCCTCCTGCTGTTGCTGGATAATTTCCACTTGCAACGTCTAAAGTAATTTCAACTCCTTTTAATCCTGCATCGGCAGTTATTGATGTAATTGGAATGTTTGCACCTGCGCTGTTAGTAGCTGACCAAATAGAAGTATCAATCAAATCAGCACTATATGTATCATACAAATTAGTTGTTGAACCTAAAACTTGAATAGTTGCAACTCCTGTATCAAATGCAGTAGTAGCATTGTTTAAATAAACTTGTCTTAATCCTACAATTTGATTAACATTTAATGTACTTGGTAATTCTAATGCACTTATGTCGTCATTCCATTGTGTTGCATCTGCTAAAGCAATAGAAATTGAATACATTGATGTATTTGCAGTACCTTGAGGTGCTTTCCATGTTTCTATTGATAACATTTCTAAATCGAAACCTCTTAAATTACCACTACCATCGCTGTAACCTATTAACGTTTTTGTTTTCTTATCCATCATAAACACATCATAACGATTTTGTTGTAAATGGAAAGCTTTACGATACAATTTATTCATTGTAACTCCGTGCTTATGTAAGAATTTAAACGCTGGTTTACCGTCTGCTAAATAGTTAGTACCTCCGTAGTTTGAAGTTTCTGTTTGGCTATCTGTTGAATTATCTTCTAATTCCCAAATAGTCTGGAACGGATACCAACGTAATAACGGATTGTCATTGTTAATCCCTGCTAAAATTGTAGTTTGTAATACAATTTGTTGTGCTGGTGTAATCTCTGTTCCTGCTGGTACAAATACTAACCCACTTAACTCTTTAGGGTCAAATGGGCAATTTTGCATTCCTGTATTGCCTAATGTTGAGTTACAATTCAACATATTTAAAATAATGTTTGACATTTTTTATATTGTTTTTTTTTAATTAATTAATGTGTTTCTTTCTAAATTACAAATCGTTTCATTTATCGTTAATTCTAAACCTTTGATTACTAAGCCGTCTAAATAATCGGGCAGTTTATACGCTACATTTCCACTATTATCAATAACTCCCATATTTAAAGCATCTATTTTTGTATGATTAAATCCCTTTTCTGCGTCACCTAAAAAGTAACTGGAATTTTCAACCTCGTTTATAAATGTTTCATAAATTGGGTATAATGTAGGCAAATAGTTTTTAGTATATCTTTCATAAAAATAATCAGTTGGAATGCTTGGCGTAACTATGACAAAATCAAGTTTTGCTGTTAATATTCCGTTTCGTTTTGTTTCCTCAAATTCATGTATTAACATGATAAGAGGATAAACATTATTTTTAATTTCAGCAGTTGCGCTTTTTGTTTCATTTAATTGTCGCATAAGTTCCAACCATGTACCATGTCTATAATAAACATTAGTATCTAATGATTCAGCTACTTTTGTAACTATATTTTGAAATAATAAAGGGATTGCAATTGCCATTAGATAGATAAACTATTTTGTTTAATGAATAAATATTGATTACTATTTGTTATCAAACTTACATCTGTAACGGGTGGATATTCTATGCCTATATAGTCTGGATAATCGGCAATATTTGAAATGATAAAATTGTGCATTTTATAATGTAAATCAACCATCTCATTATTAGCTTTCATTAGCTTTTGGTATGATGTAGCATTTACGCTATTTTCATGCTTTGCTAATGCTTCGCCTTGCCCCATTGTAGTAGTATATTTTTGTTCAACCCATTTACAATATATGTAGTTAGCATAAGGACTAATTCGTCTTTCACTCCCTACGTTTACACTATAAACATGATGATTAGAAAAGCCTAACCAACCTTCAACCATTTCTCCATTCAAAATCTTCTTACCAAATAATAAATTCAACCATTTAGCGTCAGCAGTTGGTGTAGTGTCTGTGACTGAAGATATTCCAGAAATAAAGTCATAAGCCATTTTATTGCCTAATAATATTTCTAAATAACTTACTTGTTCGTCTAAAATAAACTGCCTTAATACAGACCCCTCGCCTTTTGAGGGGTCTGTATTCGGCAATGATAGTGAAACCTTGTCAAAGTATGAATTATTGATAAATTGAAACATTGTTACTTATCCGTTTTAGGTTCTTTTGCAACTTTTTTAGCTTCTTCTTTAGGCTTATTCGGGTCAATTGCCCAACCTCTACTTAGCATTTTTTCTGCTAAATACGGTTGTACTTCAATTGTCTCATTCGCTTTGTGATGAGGTGCTTTATTAGTTGTTACGATTTTAACTTTCATTGTAATTTACTTTAAAATTAGATTTCAATAGCTGTTTTAATGTCTGCAATTGCATCATAAATGAAAGCTATTTTATCCAATTCTTTTACAAAAGAATGATAACGGCTCTCCCCTAAAATTACAAATTGATTTTTTACGAAATCATCATTTACCCAACCAATTTTTACAGTATATGGTTTGTAATTTGATACATTCATTCTTGACATATCAGCAACTAAAATATTACCTACTGTAATTGATAATTCTGGAATGATAATAACCCCACCAATAACAACTTGGTTGAATAATGAAGCTGTTGGATATAATGGTAAACCTTGTCCATCTTTTTTGCTTACAAATTCAATAAAGAAATCAACTGGATTAATCATAACTACATTAGCCATGTATGGCATTTCGTCTGTATAGTTAGCTGTTGTATAGATTTTAGTAATACAAGCATTTATTGCGTCCATTATTGTTGGAGTTGCAACTGTTGACGCTAAATCTCCTGCAGAAAACGCAGTAGCTAAAGCGATTGTGTCAGTAATTAAAGCTTTGTTTTTCTTTAAGTTGTGTTTTCTTAACAATAAATCCGTAGCTACTGATTGCATGAATGGAACGTCCTCAACTGATTGTTGTGTTAATTTTTCCCACGCTGCTAAAGTTTTAGGTGCTGCGTATCTTGTTTCAAGTGTGAAATCAATTTGCGCTTTTGCACTTCCCTCTGTTTGGAATGCGAAATCTCCGTCTTTTGGTAAAGTTTCAGTATAAGGGAAAGACGCTTGGTTTGTGTTAAATGTAGTACATAAAGCCAAAACATTCAAATCACGCACATTTGCATTACTTGGATTAGCTTGGTTGTATGTTGGTACTGTACCTTCAACTGTTGCATTTGCTGTTGTAATTGTTCCTACTGCTTTTGTAGTTAAATCTAACTCAACATTTGAATTTGATTTGAAAGCACTTTTAATAGCGTCTGCATTTTCTGAAATTAATTCTCCTAACGCTTGTTTAAATGTAACCTCACGTTGTGAACCTTTGTTTTTCATGTTGGCTACTTTTGTAGCCGTTTCCATTAATTGCTCTTGCAATTCTTTGAACGCTTCGTTACTTGCATATTGAGTTTTTAACGCTTCTAATGCTGTTTCAACTTCTTGTGCTGTTTTAAATTCTGCACTTAATGATGTTTCAAGTCCTTTAACTTGTTCTCTTACGTTACGAAGTAATGATTTTTGTTCTTCGTCGTAGCTCTTGATTTGCTCTTCAAATTGAGCATCTGTAATTTTTGCCATTTTGTTTTTGTTTTTAAATGTTTTTAAATAAATTTTACTTTTGAATAATCTTGAGTGACTTTTGTCGGCTCGGTTTGTATAGGTGTAGAAGTGACTATGTCGGCTTCTTTACTTTCTGTTACTGATATTGTAGGAGTTGCATAATTTGAACCTATCAAAACTGCACTACCTTCGATTACTTTAGCTTCTAAAACTGCCCAAAAATATCCTTGTTCTTCTGCTAATTCTTTGTTTACTATTTCGTCTATGTATTTATCCCAATTTGCTTTTTCCTCTACATAATATTTTTGGTCTGAGTTGATACATAATTCTAATTTTACATATCTCATGCCTACACTATGATTGTCAACTTCTCCACTCAAATATTGATTAAACATAAATTCGTTGTAATCTTTCTTTGAGATTGTACTTTCAAATATTAGTGCCTGTGTTGAGCCTTCATAATCAAATCCTAAAGACTTCCATGTCATAGTCTTTGCAGTTGCTGTCACATCTTTAGAAATTACCTTATCAAACTTCATTTGATGTTCTTGCAAATGAAGTATCTTTTTATTTTCTTGTAGTGATTTTTTCCAAATGTTTTTTATGTGTACATCTCCGTGACTATCTAAAATATTAGTTGTATTTATAACTGCTTTTACGACTATTTTATTAGTATCTAAAGTGTTTGTTATTCCTTGTTCTTTCGTTGCAAAATCTTCATTATTTGGCACAATAGGCAAAGTATAACTAACTGCATCAGCGTACTTTGTAGCGTTCTTTTTTGCAGTAATTATCACATCTTTATTTTCTTTAAGATGTTTAAATAATTCGTCTTTAGTTGTAAATTCTAACATAATTATTCTGATATTGGTTTTTTAATGACTAACATAGTATTTGGTACTTGTGCCAAAACTCTATCTCCTTCATCTGTTATTCTTGTTCCTAAAGAATCCGTAATTAAATTACCTGTTACCTCAATTATATTAAAGTAACCTTGACTATTTTGTGCGAATATTTGATAAGTAAACATTATTTTTTAATTAGTTTTGAACCTTTAATTTGTTTGTCTTTAATTGATTTTATTTCATCTATTTCTTTTTGTGTTAGTTGTTTCATTATGTTACTCCGTTTATAGTTGCCCCAATGTCATCGAACAAAATTCTTTGTTCTTGAGTTAAATTACTCCAAAACTTATTGTTAAATTCTTTATTTATTTCCGTTTCTCCTAAAATTGATACTGCTCTGTTATAGCTTATTAGATTGTTTTTAAACATAGTTATAACGCTCCTTGTATCTTTTGCCCTCACTTCTGCCAAAGCTTTCATGTCTTCCTGTAAGATAGGCAAATGAGAATAATCAACATTGAATTTATAACCATTATCAAAAGCTAACGTACAATCGTTATATTGAAAAAATAAGTTTTCAGCATCTGGGATAATTGAATTTGTGTATAATTGCTTTTCGTAGTTTGTTTGATTGTCAAATGTTGCACCCGTTGGATTGCTAAACAATTCTGCTTTAATTCCAAAAGCATCGCAAATTATACCAATATCTGCTTTTTCATTCTCAAATAACATCAAATCTCTAATAGGCATAGCCATTTGTTGCCATTTCAAAGACATTGATGTAATTATAATTTGCCATTGGTTTTTACTTAAACCATATTTTTGATAATCTTCTTGAAGTAGTTTTTTTTGTTCGCCATCTAACGGCATAGTTCCAATACTATCTTTGCCATCATTTGATAATATACCCAATGCACCTCTTGAATTTATCAAAGTATTTCTACTTTCCAAACTACCAATAATGTTTGAAATAGGCACTGATAAAGTTGCTATTCTTGGCTGTGGGAATAATGGACTATCTATACCAATAGAATTATCGGTATAGAAATACAAATCTTCTTTGTTTAAAATCGTACTTTCTCCGTTAAAAGTAAATGTAACTGATTCGATTAAATCTGAAATAGTTTCAGCATTGATAAATGATTCTTGTTTGTATGAAATAGTCAAATAATTGTTAGGTAGTATATACATTCTACCAACAATATTTTTAAAAGGTTTTACTACTAAAACTACACATAATCCATATAATTGAGTTAAAGCATATATTTGGCTTAAATGTTGTTTCCCTGTTTGTAATGGATTTGGCTGGTTGTAAAGTTTTAATAATCGATTACTTACTATCTCATCTCCTTTAGAATTTAATAAACTTACTTTGCCATTATTAAAAGCGTAATTCTTTTTGTTGATAATTGTAGGTAAAATATGACATCTTTCAAATGCTAATTTAACTGCTTGATTTGAATATTGATAACCATTATTAAATCCGTTGGACAATTCATAGAAATACTCATTTGGCGAATTTAATGTACTAATAGATTTGTTAGTTAGTGTATTACCTAACTTAACTAAACTACTACCTATTACTTGTTTTATGTTCAAAACTATTCATTTTAAACCCTATTCCCTCTTGGCTGTAATTACTACGCTAATTAACGAGATAAGGCAGTTTTAACGATAACTAATGCAAATATAATGTTTTTTTACAAATGCAAAGATTTTTTTTATTTATTTAAAATAATGAGTATAAACTCCGTATCTAATCGAATCCATTAAGTGGTTAAAAGTATCAATAGGTGTGTTAGTGCTTTGCCCTGTCTTATTATCTTTTGCCCACATATATTTTTTACGTTCTTCATGCAAATTTAATGAATTTGATGTGTAAAATACTTTAAATTCTTTTAGTCTGATAATTCCTGCATTTATAGAACCTTGTCCTTTCTTTGCTGGAGCGCAATTTGTTAAACCTAATCTTCTAAGTTGGCTTATTTGGTCTGGGTCATGGTCGCAATATATCGGAGTGTTTGACTTAAACCCATTAGCCTCAAATATTTGTTTCATTTGTATTGGTGCAATGCCTGGCGTATAACACAATTCATGTACAAATATGCTTTCTCCTATTTTAGCTATTTTTACTCCTGCCGTTGGGTCGTTGGTATATCCAAAATCTAATCCTCCTATAAAATCGCTGTCATGTGGAAAGTCATTATAATCAATCATTTGCCAATCATTGTAGATTATACCTTCTAAATTTCCTGTTAACCCTCTTGCGTAAACTCTCCAAAGGTCTTTATCCTTAATACTTTCGGTTCGTCTATGTTCGTCTGCTGATAAAAAAGGGTTGTGTCTATGGTCTGAAATAATTAGTTTAACGTCTGCACCTATGTCGTTAGTTTCTTTGTTTGTTCCTATTAACTTATCATGCGCCCAAAATGGAGCACTCGGATTGTAATCAATAAAAGTTCTTATCCTTGTCCTCTTTGATACTTGCCAAAATATCTGCCATGTAATGCCATTCGCTTCATTAAAAAAAGAGTATTGCCTTTTTCCTTGCTTTGCTGATTGTTCATTTTCGTAGCTTGTAAATTCAATAATCCAACCACTTTTAAAATATATCATTCTATCGGTTTCGTTCCAATTTTTGATATACTTTTTTAATCCTTCATTTGAATTATAAATATTTTTAGCTACTCTGTATGCTCCCTTCTTTAAGTTTGGTACACTTTCACCAACAACTGTTATAATAGGATCTTCTTTTGGTGCTATGGTTGTTGTGGCTATGGTAAACAATAGTTGCATAATAGCATACGTCTTTCC